CAATCGGCGTACCGGTAAGAGCTGTTGAACGCAAAAGATCCCAACCGCCGATGTTTTGTAACACACCGTCTTGAAATCGCACCAGGTTCGAGTCAACCCAGCGACCTTTAGAGGCATAGTCGGTGCCGTTGGTCACAACGCCTGGTGGTGGGGTGACGGAGATTAGGGCCATGATTAACCGCCTACAGTTTTGGTCTCAGTCGTGGGCGTGATCTGTTCGGTAATATTTGCATCCAAGCCTGACTTCATAGACGCGACTTCATCTGCGCCCATTGCTGTCTCGACCCAACCAGTCACAATCGTGTTGGTCAGATCGGCAAAAGGCGTGAAGTTCGATAAATCGTCAGTTGATACTACTTGAGTACCATAGACACTAGCAGCATAAGGGTTTCCCTCTGGATCGTTTTGATCGCTGGTCGCGGTTAAACGCCAGTGAACATTATAAACGACATCAGATTTTGAATCCTTATTCGGGTAGCAGTCAACTGTTTTACAATCCCATGCGTAAGTATTTGCCATTTAATTTTCCTCTTTTAGTTATCGCACTTATCGTGTGCTTGTTGTTTTAATTGCTCAACTTCTGCTGAGAGTTCTTGTATTGCTTTGACCAGCAATGGTGTAATTCTTCCATAATCCATACCTTGCATTTCTTCACCATCTTTTTCGCCAGTGACTGCATCAGCAAAGATTTCTTGAGCCTCATGTGCGATAAAGCCCTCTGAGATTGTTCCATCTGATTTCCATGCAAATTCAACAGGGTTTAAAGCTAGTGTTCTCTCTAATCCATTTTGGATAGAGCCTTTGACATCTTTTAATCTGTAGTCTGATGAAGTTGAATAGGTTGTTGAACTGCCTGATATGGCTATTTCGCCAGCATTACCTGTACCATTGGTATTAAACTCCATAACATTAGTGCCAGTACCAGCGGTGATGATAATTCTTCCATTACCAATTCCAACTCCATTATTAGTGGCATTATCTATTCCTGACCAAGTTGTTGATGCAACTAAAAGTTCTCCTGAGTCGTTTATTCTCATGCGTTCTGAATAAGTTGACGTTCCAGTGTTATAACCAGAGAAAATAATATTTTCAGTGATGTCAGATACTATATCTAAGGAATCAGCATCAACTAAATCTTCACCAATATAAGAGTAGCCACCGATTTTTAATTTTCCACTAGGTATTGAAACTTGTCCCGATGAGTCTAGTCTCATTTTTTCAGACCCGTTAGTACCAAAAGCCATATAATCGCCATTGTGGTTATACTGTATATAACCTTTACCATCATCGCTTTCGTCAGCCCATCTTATTGTTCCCGCATTACTACTGGTAGTCATAAATGAAAGAGCTGCTGTTCCATCACTTTCAATATTGACCAGTGAGCTGCTGTGTGGTGTAGCTCCAGAATTTCCTGAGTACACATGAAGTAAATCATCAGGACTCGCGGTACCGATTCCAACTTTCTGTGAAGAATCTATAGTCATAGCCGCTGTATCGTTTGTTTGAAACTGCAAATATCCACTTACAGCATTAGAAAGTTTCATATTTGTTCCAGTATGATAGATATATCCTTTTTGAGAACCACCAACACCAAAATTTAATATTGCATTACTAGAACCATTAACAGTAATATTTCCACGACCTGAATCTGAATCAATCGCAGTAGTTGTTCCAACCATAAAGTTACCCGATGTGTCTATTCTCATGGCTTCCGTTCCGCCACCAGCAGCAAAAGCCAAAGAAGTTGTGTTTATTGCTTCTATCTTATTTACACCGCCATTGTATTGACCACCTTTTATTTGAAAAGTTACATAATCTCCAGCACTTGAATCATCACTAATTGCAAAGGCAGCATTATCATAAGTCTTATTTAAACTTAACAAGGTACTAGGACTCGTGGTACCGATTCCAATATTTTGACTGCTATCGATAGTCATAGCCGCAGCCGTGCCAGCACTTCCATCGGTGTAAAAAGACAGCCCAGAATAAGCTGATGTTGCGTGGTCGTAAAATGCTCTTAATGATACTTCTTCGTTATCGTTGCCTTGAAAAGATAATTTACCAAAGACTGTTCCATCGCCTTGAGTAATGTCTGAGTTGGTTCTAATGTGTGGTGCTGCTGATGCGTTATAAACATAAAAGTCTGTGTTACCGCTGTCTGTTCCGATATATACCCGATCATTCCCACCATCAACAAAAAGCATATTGGCGTTGCCGTTGCTCTCGACTCTGAAATCGACATCGGCAGAGGCTTCGTTAAATACTGCGCCACCGTCTTGAGTTAAAGCACCATCAATGTCAACAACATCAAGGTTAGCGGTGCCATCTATATCTATATCACCAGAGATGTCTAAAGAGGCTCCTGTGAAAACTCCACTCGCTGTAAGCGTGGTGAATGTACCCGCCGCTGCTGTGGTGCCACCGATAACCGAATTATCGATTACGGCTGCATCGAGGTTCATAGCAACCGATGTGCCGGTTGCCGAGAAACAGGCGTCAATTAAGTCCATGTCAGAATTTAATTTTGTGCCCCATGTGTCAGTACTCGCGCCCACCTCAGGTTTGGTGAGTGATAAATTTGTAGTTGTTGTATCGGCCATATTCCTTAATTACCTATGTTTTAAATATATTAATTAACAGCCTTTTAAGCTGCTTTATCTGTCCAGGTTGTTGAGGAGGGTGACTGCTCAGTCCATGTTGTCGTGGAGACCGTTTGATCCGTGTAAGTCGTGGTCGTCACACTTTGGTCATTCCATTTTAAACTACCTAAAGCAGAAAAACCACTAACTTGACTGATGGTGCTTTCGCCATAATAAATAATGCCGCCAAGTGCCGTCATTGAGCTAACCTCTGCAATAGTCGCTACACCACTTATCACCATCTCCGCAGTTGAGGTGAATCCTGATACCTGGTCAATGCTGGCAACACCTAGAGCAATACGCACTCCGCTTGCTGTCATCGCTGTTGTCTGATCGATAGAGGATGCACCATCAAGGACAATAAGACCGGTAGCTGTAAAGCCGGATGTTTGGTCAATACTGGCTGCGCCTAGTTTAACGACCTCGGCAGTTGCGGTGAATCCCGATGTTTGGTCAATACTGGCCTCACCCGCGTCAATTTGAGTTCCGGTTGCGGTAAAGCCTGATGTCTGGGCTATGGTAGCAGCACCGAGTTTGACCACTTCTGCGGTTGAGGTAAAGCCACTGGTTTGAGCTATGGTTGCCGATGCCGGAAAGACTATAGTACCGGCAGAGGTAAATCCTGATGTTTGATCGATACTGGCAACTGCTTTGAGGGTAAGACTAGCAGAGGCAGTTAGAGCTGATGTTTGGTCTATGGAGGCAACAGCAAACTCATACTGAGGGTTGCCATAAGCACCCTTAGAATAGTTGTACTGACCATAGCCAATAGAGGCCATGTTATTACGCCAAGGTTATATCAAGGTCGCCCGCGTCAAATCTGAATACGTCACCTGATGCAACAGCTTTGGATGCGGTTAGTGCCGCCCAGGCAAGTAGGTTGCCACTGGTTGATGCGTCAAAGACTCCAACATGGGTCACAGTTCCCCATGATCCTGTTGCAGTCACAAACTCAACTGCTGATCCGTTGGTTGCTGTGGTTGGCGAGGTACCCGATACGGTCATCGCAGCCATGCTCTTCCTTTCATAAGAACCGCCAGAACATTCTGTTCCGCCACCTGTATCAGATGGTGCGGCTGTAAATAGGGCCACATACAAAGTCGATGGTGCTGTGTAAGCACTGCCACCGAACACATGATCTAAAACCTTATCTTCTAAATAATCTGAAAATCCAGCCATTATTATTTCCTCTAATTAAAATTAATTGTTGCCCCAATAAACAACCTGTTTTTGGGTTCTGCCGTAAGTTCTTCGTCTTGGGATCATTGAGCCTTTGCCGAAGGCGGCACGTTCTTGTTCTAATCTCATTTCCTCCAAAGCCTTATCAAATAGGTTGGTAAAGCCCGCTGCACGATCATCTTCCATGAGATAAATCGATGCCGTTCTTAGACAGCCGTATAAATAGACATCGGGGTAGGTTGTTGAGACAAAGTTTGAAGTATTACTACTGCTCAATCCAGTAATCTTAGAATAATAGGTTAATTGTAACGTATAAGAGCCGTCAGGTGTAGGACATAATTCCATGGTGTCATCGACCAGGGCAAAATACACCGGTTTGCCTGTTCTGTTGTCGTTGGCTTTCCTATAAGTATCAAGGCTCTCGATGGATTGTTGAAAAAGCGGCGTAAAATCACCGGATGTAATCTCTACATTAATTGCCTCTAACCAGTCTGTCGGTAGCGTTAAATATTGATCGTCAGCCGTGGCCGTTGCTCTTTTTATCATGTCTTTGGTTCTGAGCTTGCGGTTTAACTCTGCCTCGGTTTGTTGGATAAAAGTGTCCATCATAGAATCCAGATCACTTCTGTTTAAATAATTGGCAACTGCCGTTTTTAATTCACTATAAGTCATATTCTTCCTGGCCAAACTCTAAAGGGTTTATTATCAGGATCATTAAGCCACTTCTTCCATGCTTTCGGGTCATTGTGCCAACCCTCTCTCAAGGCTTTGTTCCAAATCACCTGTGGTATTTCAGCCGCGTGTCTAAAATTCTTACCTGGTTCCAACTCTCTTAGTTTGGTCGCGTGTTCAATCACAGGTCGCACATTCTGAGCTGTGTGATAAATGTTTTTATCATCCTGGGTTATAAATTCTGATTTGATCGTTTTAGTCAAATCGATTGTTGTTCGCTTTATTGTCATCTTAAAAAATTGAGAGGGGTGTATATCATTTCAACCCCTCTCATCACTACATTAGCTAACGTTTAAATCAGCGACTATTCCGTGAGCAGCTTCGTTGCTCATTTGTAGTCCGTATTCAACGACTAGCATTTTGGTAATCGCGTCACCAATAGTAGAAATATCCACAGACTCAAAGTCTCTGAGATATGACACTGCTGCATAGTTGGGATCAACTAAGAGCAGAGATCTTTCTCTACTAAAGTTATCAGGAACGATTTTTAGCTCACCAAAATCAGATGCGTACAAAGAAATAGATGCCTCTACGGTATCTGTTTCAATGACTTGTCTAACATTGGATCGACCAGTGAACCCAGATATAACAGTTTTGTTATAAGGGCCACAAATCGCCATGCTCATTTCAGCACCATTTCCAAATCCAGTCTGTAAGACTCCTTTTAGTAATGCCTCTGTGAGATCACGCTGAGTTCCATCTGTAGCTGCTGCTGATGCAGAACCGTCAGCTCCGCCTGAGCCTCTTGAATCGTTGGATGTAATCCAAGACTCAAAAGATCGGGTTTGCCTTGCTGCTGATGCAGAACCAGCTACTTTTGCGTAGTTACCAGTCAACGCCGTTTCCATGTCTCTCTTTAGGGCTTTAGCGTTTAAAGCCATGAAGTGAGCAATCTGAGATTTTACACCGGCTGGATCAGATGCTTGTTGCGATCCGGTGACGGTGCTATTCCTAGATTGAATCATGGTTACATTTGACTCACGAACAGTTGCGGTAGTAGCGGCTCTTGAAATTTCAAAGCCTTCTATCTCACCTGTTCCAGATGCACTTGGTAGTGTCTCTGTTTGCCAATCAAATGTGACGTTTTTAACCGAGTTTTTGCCAATGGCACTCATAAAAGGCGTGGCATGAGGGGCTATGTTATAGATAATATTCGATAATGCCTCTCTATCCGATGTCGCCTCATAAGTGTCAAAAGCGTTAGTTACTTGCGCCATTTTGACTCCTTTCTGGATAAACCAGAAATTAAAAGGTTAAATTAATTGTTCAAACACTTTGGCTGCATCATGGACTTTGCCAGTTTTAGCCAAGCGTTGTTTCGATCTTTTTAAAGGAGTGCTATTGTTCTTTCTTGTGACTGAACCAGGTTTTCCAACTCTGTTTCTAGCTGATGCTTTTTGGGTGGGCTTTTTCTTCACAGCTTTTTGCGTTTTAGTTTGCAGATAACTGTTTCTTAACCCTAGCAGCAATCGGTAATCATACACTTGGTTGATTTCCTCTGCTGTAAATCCCAAATCATTGATTGCGTGTTCTCGAATCGCCAATTTTTCTTTTTGTGCGATGGATTGATCCTTCCACTCAGGAACGATTTTTAGTAATTGCTTGTCGCCATACTGCATATAATTTTGTATTTGTTCTTGCTGTTTAGCTTGAGCCTCTTCTTGAAGGCGTTGCTGTTCAGCTTGAACGGCTTGCAATTTCTGTTGTTTCTCATTCCATAAATCGCGTTCTCGAACATAACCAATAGGATCTGCTTGATATAAAGCGTTCCAATCTGGCTCTTCACCCAAGCCCTCATTAAGAGCAGCTTCCATTTTGGGTAATAGTTCCTTATAAATCGCCTCGTTTTTTGCAACCTCGCTTTGTTGTTCTTCAACAGCCTTTCGCTGTTGTGCGAGTTCTTGAGTCTTACGAGTGTAATCCTTTTGCCTAGAATACGAGTTTTGTAGTTCATCGATGGTGACCTCAACTTCTTCGCCATTTACTTTGACGGTATATAATTGCGGTTCATCAACTTCCTCTAGCTCGTCTTGTTCATCGTCAAGAGATTCAGTTTCTTCTGTTTCTTCGATTTCGTCAGCTTGGAGTTCTTCTTGTTCTTCCTCCTCGACAACTTCCTCTTCAACAGTTTCATCGGCTTGTAATTCTTCTTGCGCCTCTTCTGGTTTGTCCTCTTGTGGATCCAGAAATTGCTCAAGTGAGCTTACAGCCTCATCCATGTTTGTTTGTAATTCCAATGGCTTTGCCGTGTTGGTCATAATATTATCCTTGAATAAATAATTGAATAATTAGAATGATTCTAAACCTTTGGTAGTTGTAAATCAATCAAAGGTTAAACTACTTTGCGTAATCGGTTCAGATTGGCCTTGGTAATTTTGCCTTTTTCAACAATGATTCTTAGATGTCGTTCAATCTCAGGAATAACTTTAACGGCACTGTGGATTAACTCTCTGAAATCTTCCTCACCAACATCCGAGTTCAGCCACATTTGCACATATTCGTCATGCAGTTTTTTAACAGATTTTTTAAACACCTCTGATTCAAGAATCAGCTCTGCCTCATTCGACTCTAATACTTCTTGTTCACTTGCCATAATTTTATCCTATGTTATCGATTATTTTTTGAATGTTGCCAAGACTAAGCGGTTGATAACCACTTGGAGTTTGCGGCAACGAATTAATGGACTCATAAACTGTTGGTAGGGTGGTAAATGGGTCGTAAATTAACGGTGGGCCACCAACCATGTAGGATTGTACCGGTGGTGGGTTATAGATGTAAGGCTCATAAACATCATCAAAAGCCGTATATCCTTGAGGGTACTCAGATGAATAACTAACTCCTGGCGCAATATAGTCTCTAGGTTCCCAGACAGGATTTTGAATACTAAAGGGTGAGTAATCAACAGGCACATAAGGGGTATCTGTATCTGGCACCCCTGGTGGAATAATTGGATCAGTACCAGGGTCGGTTCCAGGATCAGTACCAGGATCAGTACCAGGATCAGTACCAGGATCGGTTGGGTCTGTAGATGGATCGGTTAATGGGTCATCGTGTGGGTCTGGCGTTGGCACAGGACTAGGTGTAGGAGTTGGAACCGGAGTCGGTGTAGGCACAGGTGTTGGAGTGGGTACAGGTACAGGTGTTGGGGTAGGCGTTGGCGGCACCACTGGTGGTACCACAGGTGGTGTTACAACAGGTGGTGTTACAACAGGAGGAACAACAGGTGGCTCTATAGGTGGGGTTACCACAGGCGGAACAACTGGTGGGGTTACTACTGGTGGCACGACAGGTGGAGTTGGTGGGGTTACAGGCGGTA